TTTTTAAACCAGAAAAAAATGAACCAATATTAAAAGCACAAATAGTGTGATTCAATAGACAAAACCATAATCTTGGAGTATAATGAAAACCAAATATTTTGGAGAGTTAAATAGAATGTGTGAGTTAGAACAATCCGAGGAGGGAGAGTGTGAATCCTGTGCAGTTTAAAGTTTCTTCCGTAGAGGACAATAACATGACTAAAGTTAAGGGCATGACCGTCTTTAACACTGAACAAGTAAATACTAAAAAGCAACCAATGTTTTTTGGTCAACCTCTGGGGGTACAGAGGTATGACTCTTACAAATACCCAATCTTCGACAAACTTACTACACAGCAGTTAGGATATTTTTGGAGACCAGAAGAAGTTTCACTGCAAAAAGACCGTGGGGACTATCAAACACTTCGTCCAGAACAAAAGCATATCTATACCTCTAACCTCAAATACCAGATTATGCTTGACTCCATTCAAGGGCGTGGTCCTGGGATGGCTTTTATTCCTTACTGCAGCTTACCTGAATTAGAGGCATGTATGGAGGTCTGGGGATTCATGGAGATGATCCACAGTCGTTCCTACACCTACATTATCAAGAATGTTTATTCGGATCCATCAGAGGTCTTTGATAAGATCGTGACTGATGATCGCATCTTAGAACGTGCTAGTAGTGTTACAGCAGCATATGATGACTTTATCAGTGGTGCTCATCAGTATGACAATAGCACTATGTGGGAACTTGCTACAGAGGGTCACACCGCAGGTCAGTATGACCGTTATGAATTGAAACGCAAACTTTATAGAGCAGTTGCTAATGTTAACATACTGGAAGGAATCCGTTTTTATGTTTCTTTTGCTTGCAGTTTTGCTTTTGGTGAACTTAAACTCATGGAAGGTTCTGCAAAAATTATCTCCCTTATTGCCAGGGACGAGAACCAACACCTCGCAATTACTCAAAACATCCTGAACAAATGGGCTTCTGGAGATGATCCTGAAATGAAGAGGATCATGAAAGAAGAAGAGGAGTGGACTTACAAGGCATTTGATACTGCCGTTAACGAAGAGAAACGTTGGGCAGATTATTTGTTCAAGGATGGATCTATGATCGGTCTGAATGACAAACTCCTCCAACAGTATGTTGAATGGATTGCTAACCGTCGTCTGAAAGCAATTGGTCTGAAACCACAGTATGATATTGCTGCCAAGAACAATCCACTGCCTTGGACGCAACACTGGATCTCCTCTAAGGGTCTCCAGGTGGCACCACAGGAGACAGAGGTAGAGTCCTATGTTGTTGGTGGTATCAAGCAAGATGTGAAAAAGGACACATTCAGTGGTTTCCAACTCTGATTTGTGCTATAGATAAGGGGAGACGCATCTCCCCTTATGCCTAGGAATCAGATTTCTGCTGCAGAAATCAAAACGAAAGTAGAGAGAATCAAAAATGAACTTTACTGGGAGGAACATAAGTACGGGTCTGAAGCCCGTGGTCTAGCACATAAATATCTCAATATGGTGCTGGATGCAATTGATGAGTATCGATTATGAAAATCCCTGGATATATTGTGACAGACCTTTTTCTAGTGACGATATTAACGACTACTATGGTTTTGTTTATAACATTACCAATCTCACCAACCAACGACAATACATTGGGAGAAAGTATTTTTGGTCTCATCGAAAACCTCCAGGAAAAAAACGACGAGTAAAAAAAGAATCTGATTGGAAAAAGTACTATGGGTCTTGTCCAGAACTTAAAGAGGACATTGAACGACTGGGTAGACAAAACTTTAGTCGCACTATCCTCAGCTTACATAAAACAGCTGGCAAAACAAACTTCGAGGAAACAAGACAACTCTTTGTCCACGGAGTCCTCACCGAATCCCTTGACACAGGAGGACCTGCCTACTACAATAGTAACATCCTCAGCAGATACTTCCGAAAAGATTATTATGATGGAGACTGAAGAAATTGTTACTGACATTCGACAGTGGGCAATCGATAAAGTTCAAGAGTATAATGGTAAAGGAGTAGAACGAATCTACGATCAAATGGCAATCATGGCAGAGTTTGACGAATGGTTCGATCCCAAAGAAGATTTAGAGGTTGTATCACTTGACGAAATCACTCAAGACCAGTATGATGACTTTGTTGATTACTCTGACGGCATCGAAAGAGCATAATCAACTGCTGTAACCCCCTTGGTAGTTCAGGGTTAGAGGCGATAGGAACTACCACATGGGCTCATAGTTAAATGGATATAACCATTGCCTTCTAAGCAATTGTTCTAGGTTCGATTCCTAGTGAGCCTGTTGACAATCATGCATCCACCATGTTATGATTGTCACTTGGGCATCAGGAGAGACCACCACCTCCTCTCCTGTGTAAGACCCGCACTGCGGGTGTAGTTCAGTGGTAGAACGTCAGCCTTCCAAGCTGAATGTCGTCGGTTCGAACCCGATCACCCGCTTTGGTAGTCGTTATGCAGATAGCATAAAAAGACGCCAAGTATGGATGTGATGTAAGGAAACACGCCTCTTCGGAGAGTATTGCGGGTATCAAATCCCGTCATCCATACATATTCCCATCGACCGAGCAAGCGAACGGGCCCGACTGTTAATCGGAGATTGGTAGGGGCAGTACCTACGATGGGAGTTAGTAGAGCACTTTTATAAATAACAGAGTGCTCTACTAAAACATAATGAAACAAACTGCTACTTGCCTAAACTGTTCTACTGTATTTGATTACAATCCTCACCATAAACGTGGTAAGTATTGTAATAATAAATGTCAGCAAGAACATAAAAGAAAACAGTATATTGCTGAATGGAAACAAGGTTTAGTTTCAGGTGGATCTTCTTATCAACTATCACAGTATGTAAGAAACCATCTTTTAGAGGAGGCAGGTCACAAGTGCTCTAATTGTGGTTGGAGTGGCACTAACATCCATACTGGTAGAGTTCCTCTGGAAATCGATCATATAGATGATAATCCCTTTAATCACTCTCCTGACAATTTACAAGTTCTTTGTCCTAATTGTCACGCTTGTAAAACTCAAGCACCTCAAAAAAGCAAGGGTGGCCGATACAAAAATAAGTCCCACCCCAAATACGCTTGCTTAGTTCAGCGGTAGAACACCAGAGTTACATTCTGGGTGTCGGCGGTTCGATCCCGTCAGCAAGCATTCCCACCAAGGAGGAACATGATCCATGATTACTGTACGTTGCAAAGAATGCGGAACAGAACTGACAAGCACTAGTAAAGTTCAGTTCTGTGGATGTCCCAACCAAATGAGAGTTGCGGATAACAAAGTTGGTGCTGTTGACTTGGATAAAGTCGTAATGGTATCTAACAACGTAGAGAATAAGATTAACAGTCATTTCTCTAGATCAGAACTCCTCTATCAAGAGGAGAGACGTAGACGCAAAGTTCGTAGATTGGACTTTGAAGTCCGATAATAATTGGAGAGGGTCCGGTTGGTCGAGGAAGCTGTCTTGAAAACAGTCGGGTGTAAAAACTTCGCAGGTTCGATTCCTGTTCTCTCCGTTCGTTATAATTTCCTAACATTTAATATTTTTGTAACACTCTGATACACTAGATACTGCGTAGACAATCTTTCTACCATCATGCATCCCGACGAGTTACAAAACTGGAAAATTATCAAGGAGAAATTTGAGGAAAACGGAACAACAGACAACTTCTTTTATACAAGAGCTTGTGCTATAGTAAATGGGTTACCAGACCCGATGGACAAAGCACCAAATGTCTCACAGGATGGACGAGATTAAACCTGAGCACTACATCACGAAAGAAGAGTGTCAGAAACTCATTGATAAAGCAATCGATAAGCATAATAAAACTGCTACAGTTATAAGTGCGATCCTTGGTGGAATACTTCTGACATTCTATTGTCATGGAGTCCTGTCATTAGTCGGTCGTGCTTAATGTTTAAAGATATATAAAGAAGAACCTCTAAGAGGTGCTTATGAGAACATTTAATACTTTTGTTCTAAATTTTACTATTGCAGTTATTGACTTCCTGTATCAAGGAAGAGATTATCAACGTTTTTGGGTGCTTGAGGAGATTGCTCGGGCACCCTATTTTGCGTTTTTGAGTGTGCTACATTTGCGTGAATCTATGGGTTTACGTGGTCCAGAACACATCTATCTGATGGAGGAACATTTTGCTCAAACTCTTAACGAAACAGAACATCTGGAATACATGGAAAGTAGGGGCGGTAGTGCTTATTGGGTGGATCGTGCTTTCGCCAGACACCTTGTACTTATCTACTATTGGGTCAACGTGGTTTATTACTGGGTGGCTCCTAGGTCTGCTTACCATCTCTCCTACGAAGTAGAGATTCATGCGGCAGAAACATATGCCAAGTATCTTGCTCTGAATGGTCATGATGACAAGATCCTTGAGATCTTGAATGATGAACTGGAACACTCAAGAGAACTACATAAAGCAATTGAGATGATCAAATGACCACTTTGTTTGTGTTTGTCTATATTTCGTTGCTAATTGCTGGAATGCAACTAACATGGCCAGGTAGATACCGAGGGTAACATGGATGACAAAGAAAAGGAGAAACAAAAAAGAATAAAAGAGATAGCAAGGCATCTTCATCCCCATGATGATGAACCCGATCCCACCGCATACATGGGAAACTATAATTTTCCCCAAATGCTTTTTGCTTTCTGCCTTGGATTTGTCACTATGTTTGTATTATCAGTAAACGAAATCAACAACTTTAAAGGATGTCCACTCCCAGAATATTTTCAAAAAGAGGTTAAAGGATGAAGGTAGGTTTAATCGGTCTAGGTCGAATGGGCGAGGGTATGTCTCGTCGTATGATGAAAGCAGGTATCGAAGTATGGGGTTATCGGAGAAACTATGCAAAAGCTCAAGAAGCGTTTGAAGCAGGTTATGTCAGTGGAGTTACCACTTCTCTGGAAAGCCTTGTTCAAGTAGTACACGAACAGGAGGGTATGGTTGGTAAAGCACCAGGTATCTTTCAACTTGTCATTCCTGCAGAACTAGTAGAGGACACCATCAATGAGTTACTACCATTACTTGGCGACGGGGATATTATTATTGACCATGGCAATAGCAACTTTAAAGATTCTAGACGCAGGGCAGAACGGCTTGAAAAATTGGGCATCCAATATATTGACTGTGGTACTAGTGGTGGTGTTTACGGTTTGGACCGTGGATACTGTCTTATGGTTGGTGGTACAAATACTGCAGTATCCATCTGCTCTCCTATCTTTAGGGCACTCGCACCAGGTATCGGATCTGCCCCTCGCACAGATCCAACCAGTCGTGCAACATCTGCAGAATACGGTTGGTTGCATTGTGGACCAGCAGGTGCAGGACACTTTGTCAAAATGGTTCATAACGGTGTAGAGTATGGAATCATGCAAGCATACGCAGAAGGATTTAATATCCTGCATGAAGCTAATGCTGGGGCAGATTACGTTAAAGAGGGCGATGCTGAGGTTGCTCCGATGGAAAACCCGAAAGATTATTGCTACGATATTGACGTTGCTGAAGTGGCTGAGTTATGGCGTCGTGGCAGTGTGGTTGGTTCTTGGTTGCTTGACCTTACCGCTGATGTATTACGCAGCGATAGAGAGCTTAGCAAGTTCGATGGGGGAGTATCAGATAGTGGTGAGGGTCGTTGGACTGTACACGCTGCTGTGGATCTTGGTGTACCCGCTCCTGTCATTAGCAGTGCGTTATATGAACGATTCGGATCTCGTCAACTTGGACGATTCGCAAACAAAGTCCTGAACGGAATGAGAGCTATGTTTGGTGGTCATGACGTTCGCTAATGTTCTTGCGTGGGTCTCAATACCCTTTGTATTATCCACAGTATATTTCGGGATACGAAAGGGTGAAAATAACTACTACGAAACAGACAAGTACGATGGAAACGGAACCGCTCACTAAAGGAATTGTTATCTTCGGAGCAACGGGAGATCTGTGCAAGAAGAAACTAATCCCTGCTCTGCACAAGTTGTGGGAGAAAGATCTTCTTCCAAATAATTTTTTAATTACGGGTGCGTCTAGGAGAGATCCTGGAACAGAAAAATGGAAGGCATCTCTTGGAGATTATCCAGAGGAATTCTTTCATCATTTGGATTATGTTTCGTGTGATTTGGATGACCCAGAAAGTTTGAATAAACTTCCAGAGACTGACGACACAACTTACTTCTTATCTGTCCCACCCGAAAGATACGAGTGGGCAATCATCAACCTCAAGCAAGGAGGATTTTTAGATGACCCAGAAACATCCCGTGTTGTTATTGAAAAACCCTTTGGGTACGATCTTAAATCTGCTGATCATTTACAATCTGTGGTTTCTAGACATCTACGCGAGAAACAAGTCTATCGCATTGATCATTATCTCGGCAAAGATACTGTTAATAATATCCTTGCCACCCGTTTTGGCAATATTTTATTGGAACCACTTTGGAACAGGGAGTACATAGAGGAGGTTCAGATCTTTGCAACTGAAACTATTGGTTGTGAAGGTCGTTCACAATATTATGAGGGTGCAGGTGTCGTAAGAGATATGCTACAGAACCATATGCTTCAGGTTCTGGCATTGATTGCGATGGAAGCACCTTGTAAAATGGATGCTAAAGAGATTCGTAGAGAGAAAACAAAGGTTCTTTCTGCAACTAGACTTGGTAAGAAACTTGTTACTGGTCAGTATGAGGGTTATCGTGATGAACAGGGTGTAGGACCTGAATCCATGACTCAAACCTTTGTTGCTGGTGATATCTATATTGATAACTGGAGATGGAAAGGTGTACCATTCTATTTCATGACTGGAAAGAAAATGCCTTACCAATGTGTTGAGGTTGTTGTCAAACTCAAAGCACCACCTGTTGGATTGTTTGAAGGAGAGACACCTGGACGTATTGTTATGAGGTTGCAACCACATGCACACCTAGATATTCAAATAGATGTAAAGTCTCCTGGACTCAGTGAAGAAGTTGAGTTGGCAACACTGACTCACAGGTATCCTGATTGGTTAGGTGTTGATGGTTATGAAAAACTTTTACATGATGCAATTGGTGCAGATCAATCACACTTTGTTCACTCTGAAGAAGTGATTGAATCATGGAGAATTGTTGATGATTTACTTTGCACTGGTGATAAATGCCCTATTAGAACGGCACCTTACATATATCATGAAGGATTATGGGGTCCAGTACATAAGACCGAACAAATTACCAAATGGGATTATCCAGCATAGCCTATGGACAAAGACGAAAAGAGGGAGTTCTACAAGGGACTCAGAGAAAGGATCAAACAACTAAGAATGGAACATCTTTTTGAAGAACCTTGCCCACTTTACGAAGAGGAGGATGACTCATGAATCCAGTTATTCTTGCAGCATGTCTATCACCACTGGTTATTATTTTTATTGTTATGAAACTAGCAGTATGGTTGTCAGGAATTTACTCAGAAGAAAAGTATGTCGAATCAGAATCCAGAAAACCACACGGACCCTATCTGGCAGATGCATATGCGGACGTTGATGAAGAGGAAGAGGAGTATGGAGATCGCACAGATTATAGATGAATCCTTATATGAGTATTATGTTGTAGAACGTGGAGAAGAAGTTCCTAATTGGCGTTATATCAAAGATCAAGATTGGTGGTTAGAGTATCTTAAAAGTTTAGGTATCGATCCTAGAAACCCATGATTCATAAAATCGCACACTTTGCTGCATGGACTTTAAACAATCCATGGACACTAGGACCAATGTGTATGGCACTAGTGTTTGTTCCCATCATCGGTATGCACCTAGTTCACAAGTATGGATGGGAGCACTGGGCACCATTTGACAGAGGGCACAAGTAGAGTTATAATTAGTGCATAAGGGACTGGAATGCATCCTGGCTCACATCTCCGAGAGAAAAAAGAATCGGAACACCAACCCATGTGAGAGAGAGGTGGGACCCCTCTTGATGCCCGTCAGTGTTATTCTGCAGGATATCACTGACGCATTATTTACGGAATGTAGCTCAGTTTGGTAGAGCACTGCTTTTGGGAAGCAGGGGTCGCAGGTTCGAATCCTGTCATTCCGATTGTCTAAATATGACAACTATGCACTTTTATTCTGTGGAATACTGGCAAGAGAACTGGGAAACTTTGATGGATAGAGTGGAGAACGGGGAGACAATAGGTGTAGAGAATAAGAATGGAGATAGAGCAGTAATGGTTCCAGCGGATGATGAACTCATACGCATGTACACAGACCACAATGAAGGATCTTGAGGGACTGTCGCATATTGGTTAATGCGCTCTGCTTATAACGGGGTCAACTGAGTTCAATTCTCAGCAGTCCTACCAGGGGGTTTAGCAATCTGGTGAATGCAGCAAACTCATAATTTGCCTAAGGTGAGTTCGATCCTCACAACCCCTATTGACGGATTTCCGTCAAACCCTTATAATACTAAGGTCAACAAACAAGACAATGACACTGACTAGCAAGTTCAAGAAAGATATCAGCACTCTTCGTGGTGCTGTAAACGGTGACTTTTTCCTGGATGTGAAGAATCCGAAACTTCTCAAAAAGGTCCGTCGTTATTATGAGAACAATGGAGTCGTCTTCTCTGGAGATCCTCTTGATGATTATGATATTTTGATGGAGCAAATCGCTGTCGATCTTGAGTCTGTGGAGGTAGCGTGAAGGTTCTCCTAGAACGTTTTCCCTATCGTTATGTTGAATCTGGTGTACTAGAAAATGGTATGCCAGATTACCGCATTCAAAAAGCACATCATTATACCAAGAGATACAGTGACATGTATCTCCTTGATAATCAGATGCAACTTATGACTGCGATTGATGACTTTGAGTACACTAAATGGTTAGATCCTGAAGGTGTGCCTTGTTATGTTCGTGACTCGGTAAGTCGTTAAACTAGCCCTGGTCGGGATACCCCCTAAGTCACGGATGGACTATAACAGTACTGGTGGAGTCACTAGACCCTTCTAAAAAACTAAATAAACAGAGAAGTTATTAATTGTACAAATGGCAATTCAAGGAAAGGCAGCAAGATCTGCAACTGGAGCATCAATGTCCAAGTATGATGTTGAAGTAGAAGGTAGACTTAAGGTTATTGAAGGCAGATTGGCAGAGATTGAAGTCAAACTTCATCAACTCTCCGAAAAATTAAATGCCCCCGCACCTGTAAGTGCTGGATGGCCAGATGGTCTTGCAGCTGCTCTGAAAGAAGCATTCCCTGGAAAGTTCAAACACATTTGAACGGTTTCTTGCTTTACCTAAGAGCAAGTGGTGCGGATGGAGGTAACACTCCCGCCCTGTTTCTTGCTTCAGGTAAAAGAGCAAGTGGCGTGCATGAAAGACCTTTGAAGGCGGTTGACATCAACCGTCTTTTTTATTATCATATATACTAACACAATTATCAAAATTTTATGACTGAACGTAAGAAGACAGCACTAGTGTTGGGTGCTGGTGGTTTTATTGGTAGTCACATGGTAAGGAGACTGCGTAGTGAGGGATATTGGGTTCGTGGTGTAGATCAAAAGTACCCAGAGTATTCTGCTACGGTTGCTGATGAGTTTGTTCAGGGCAATCTTACCGATGCTGGTTTGGTCAAACGTGTCATTGAATATTCGGGAGACACTTTTGACGAGATCTATCAGTATGCTGCTGATATGGGTGGTGCTGGATTTGTTTTCAGTGGTGATAATGACTCTGAGATCATGAGCAATTCTGCATCCATCAACATCAACCTCCTTGAAGCACAAAGGGAGTTGAATGAGACCAAGGGTGTAAACAAAACTAAAATTTTCTACAGCAGCAGTGCCTGCATGTATCCTGAGTATGCTCAGATGGATGTAAATAATCCAGGTCTGAAGGAAACGGATGCATATCCTGCAGGTCCTGACTCTGAATATGGATGGGAGAAACTCTTCTCAGAACGTCTCTTCCTTGCATACAACCGCAATCACAACATCGAAGTTCATATCGGTCGTTTTCATAATATCTTTGGTCCTGAAGGCACTTGGACTGGTGGTAGGGAGAAATCTCCTGCTGCTATGTGTCGTAAGGTTGCGATGGCAGAAGATGGTGGAGAGGTTGAGATCTGGGGTGATGGTGAGCAAACTCGTTCATTCCTTTATGTCGATGAATGTGTTGAGGCAACTCGTCGTTTGATGGAATCTGACTTCTCTGGTCCTGTGAATATTGGATCTGAAGAGATGGTTACTATCAATCAACTTGCAGATCTTGCTGCTAAGGCTGCTGGCAAAACCATTGTCAAGAAGCACATTGATGGTCCTCTTGGTGTCCGTGGTCGCAACTCCAATAATGATCTCGTTCGTGAGAAACTTGGTTGGGACTACACCATGACTCTTGAAGAGGGTATTGCTAAGACCTATGAGTGGGTCAATGAGCAAGTCCAACAAAGTGAAGAGGCAACCGCACCTGAACTAGCGGGGATTATTTGACATGAATGTCGTTTCTGGTAATTGTGCTGGGACCTTTAGTGGGTTCCTAGCACAACTGGCGTGGATGGAAACTGCAGAGAAAAACCCAGACGTTAATCTTGCTCTGCACACTAGAAATAAAACCCACTATCCTGGGAGTAGTTACTCTAACTATCGTTGGTTTAACTCTGCTGACTGTAATAATATTGATGAAGTTGTAGGAGAAAATATTCTCTTCGATTTCTTTGAACCAAATGAGTATATGACCAGGGAATATCCTGATGAGTTTACTTATTTTGAAACGTATCCTGCGGATGTCAAAGATCAGTTTTCTAATTATCCAGAAGACACTTTGAAGTATGATGGTAGAGGAAGTAAGAAAGAACAATACTCCGACACTGAGTTTTTTAATAAAACTAGGATTGCTTTGAATAATCAGTGGAACAAATTTACTTTCACTGACCGTATGAAGAACCTAGTTGCAGAGGAGCAGAAACTGATCGAAGGCAAGAAGGTCATGACCCTTATGCTTCGTCACTCTGAGCACTATGCTGGGGCAACCAAGGGATATAAACTGGGTGGTCCTGCAGTTATGGAGAATGCTATTCGTTGCGTAAAGGAACGCATTGATGATTATGATGCGATTCTCCTTACCACATTGATCCAACCTTTTGTTGATCAATTTCGTGATATGTTTGGTGACAGATTGATCACGACTAATAGAGATCGTTTTCCAATTGATATTGATTGGAAAGGTGGACGATATACGCAAGAACCTATGACTAATGCTGAGTATGATACTGAGTATCAGAATGCATTCCTTGATGTTATCCTGACATCTAAAACTGATCTTGCCATTGGAAGTAGTAGTAATATGTTCCTTGCTTCTATGTGTATGAATCCAGATCTAAAATACGAAATGTTTGTTATCGCAGATGGGTGTTGATATGAAAAAACAATTTAAACTACTGAATGACAGTTGGATTCATTTAAGTAATGGAAACAAAGGTCACATGATTCATGGTAAAGATTCCAAGTATATTGATTGGGTTCACTGTGGAGAAGGAAAGCAACAAGAAACCTTTAACTCTCTTGTAGCAACCGATGAGACCTTCTATGTTGATAAGTTTCTCCCTGCTGGACTTCAGGATTCGACAAGTGCTGTCAAATATGGCATCATTTTTGAATGTGGTTGGATTATGCAACCAGTTATTGATCAGGTAAAAGAGAATCTCGATGCATACATGAACTGCTATGAGAAGATTTTCACTTGGTCTGAAGAACTTTGTGATCTTCATGAACGGATTTGTTGGATTCCTGGGTATGGAACTTACATTGATGAACCTCAGATCTATCCTAAGAGCAAACTAGTGTCGATCATTTGCTCCATGCAATCTTGGTTGCCTGGGCATCGTGATCGTCTTGCAATGGTTGAACAACTGGCACCATATGCTCCCTGGTATGGTAAGGGACGTGGTGATATGGAGATTGAAAGAAAGGAAGAGGGTCTTGCTGACTACATGTTCTCTGTTGCCATTGAGAATATGGACAACTGGTTCACCGAAAAGATTATTGATTGCTTCCTTTGTGGTACTGTACCTATCTTTTACGGCACTCCAAACATTGGTAAGTGGTTCAACACTGACGGAATCATCACTCTTGAGGATGGATTTGACATTGAAGAACTGACTGAGGAGATGTATTACTCCAGAATGGATGCTATCAAAGACAACTTTGAAAGAGCACTGAAGATGCAAAACACTGAAGATTATATCTGGGAGAACTACTTTGAACAACGATAAGATTTGCCTCATTCACCACTTTGCTGGAGTTGGTGACGTATTTTTCCTGCAATATGTCGCAAGAAAGTACCTTGCTATGGGGTATCGGGTCATTTGGCCACTGAGAGACAAGATTATGTGGATCAAGGATTACATTCCTGACATTGAATTCTGTTCAATGAATGATGATTTTCCTGGAAAACAATACTATGGTCAAGATATGATCATCGTAGCACCCAATTTTGTCTATCTTGGTGTCATGAAAGCACATCTTTGGGGCAATGACTACGGTGTATCTGATGAGGATACCTGTGCTTGCATGTCTGCTAAGTATGATCTCATGCATCTTGATTGGCATGACTGGTCTAAGGGATTCAAGTTCAATCGCAACATTGACAAGGAAAATAAACTCTATTATGATGTCCTTGGTTTGAAAGATGACTCAGAATATACCTTTGTAAACCGTTATTCAAACACAGATAACCGTAAAAATGATGTATTGGTGATGCAGGACTTTAAATATCCTGCAGTAAACCTAGATATTGTTGATGGATTCTCCTTATTTGATTGGTGTAAAGTCATTGAAAATGCAAAAGAGATCCATACAGTACATACATCTGTGCCCTATCTGATTGATATGCTAGATATCAAGGCAGAAAAATATATCATGTATCAGGGGAATCACAATGATGATGTGAAGCACATCCCCTTCTCAAAAAATCCTGTCTACATTCCAAACTAAGAGGTGTCACTATGAAAATGCCTATTTCCGAAATCATTGACCGTTATACAATTTCTAAACTCAAGTCCGAACGCACTAATGAGGATGTTTCTCATGAGGTGAACTCATATTCTGAGGAAATTGGTCAGTATAATGCTGAAGAAGTCACTCCATACGTTGAAAAGATGTATGAAATTAACGGAACTCTTTGGGATTATGAAACCAGAATGCGTAAACTGATGGACAGTCGCAATGGAACTGGTCCTGTGGTTGATGCAAATGACCTTCCACTTGCAGAAATTGGTAAACTTGCCCTGCTGGTGCGTGATTTGAATGGCACCCGCAATGGTGTTAAATCTGAAATCGTTGAGAAGTTCAGTGAAGGATTCAAGGACATTAAGATCAATTATGTGAAGACAGATTATCCTGTTCTCTCTAATCTTGGTTTGAAATTTGAAGATGAATGAGGTATGTCGTAGATATTGACGGTACTATCTGTGATCCTGGACCTGACAGAGAAAGTAGATACACTCTTGCTACTCCTAGAAAGGATAGAATTGACTTCATAAATAAACTGTACGATGATGGGCACACCATTATCTACCTGACAGCTAGAGGTATGGGTCAATTTGACAACTGCCGAGAGATCGCAGAGAAGACATTCTACGATTTCACCTGGAAACAACTAGAGTCATGGGGTTGTAAATTCCATGACTTGTTTCTAGGTAAACCTGCTGCAGATCTGTATATTGACGATAGAGGAATCAACGACCATGACTTCTTCATTCCAAACTGAAAGACCATGGGGTATATTTGAAACTTTATATGACACAGATATGTATAAAGTAAAAAGAATATACGTCAATCCAGATCAATCGTTCTCTCTTCAGTACCATAATCACCGTTGTGAAGATTGGATTATCGTAGAGGGTTCTGGAAAAATCAGACATGGGGAATGGGAAGACAATTGTGTTGTTGGAGATAGATTTCACATCCCAGCAAAAAGTATTCATAGAGCAACTGCAGGTCCAGATGGACTAACTTTTATTGAAGTTCAGAGGGGAGTGGGAATTCAACCCATCTGTGATGAAGACGATATCGTTAGATTGGAAGATAACTACGGAAGAGTTGTCTAAAGCATTTTTATATGCTATCATTCTGTTAAATTGTTAAGAAAATTCAATGAACCGTTTTACTGAGTATTCTGGATTGAAGGATCGCATTGTTGAGTGGTTGCACAACTACTGTTCTATCAACAATATCAAAGCATTGGTAATTGGTGTCTCTGGTGGCATTGATTCTGCAGTAAGTTCTACTCTTGCTGCTTCCACTGGACTTCCAACGTATGCCATTGGAATGCCTATTGACCAGATTTCTGATCAAAAAGACCTTTCAGAAACACACCTGAATTGGTTGGATGAGAAGTTTGATAACGTGACTGTTCTCAGGTTTGATCACTCTGATACCTTTGCTACTTTCAAGGGTATCATGGGCGAAGATTATGGATCTGATAAGATGGCACTTGCCAACACCAGGTCTCGTCTCCGTATGGTAACTCTTTATCAAGTTGCTGCTACTGTTGGTGGTATTGTTGTTGGTACAGGTAACAAAGTTGAGGACTATGGTGTCGGATTCTACACGAAATATGGTGATGGTGGTGTAGATATTGCACCAATTGCAGATCTTTATAAGACAGAAGTATGGGAACTTGGAAAGTTCTTTGGCATCGATGAAAGAATCATCAATGCTAAACCTACTGATGGTCTTTGGGATGATGGTAGAACTGATGAAGATCAGTTGGGTGCATCTTATGAAGATTTGGAGTATGCTATGGAACATGGAACTGGACCTGCAGTTAGAATCCTTCATGACTTCAACACCAAGAACAAGCACAAGATGATTCCCATCCCAACCTTTACTGTATGAGTGTCTGCTTAATTGTTAGTGACGAAGTGTCTGATGACACTTGGAAGAAAGAGATCCCACCCTATAGTGGATTGGGAACTGAAGGCATAGGATCTGTGTTTCAATACCAGATCCTACTGGCCTTCTTTGCTGATTTTATGGGTGTTGATTACACTTTCTCTGGAACAACGAATCTCTCCCACCATTCTTATACAGGTAAATCTGAAAATGATTTCTGTGGGTCTCTAGATGAGTTCTTCAACTTATCTAATATCAAGAAAGAGTGGGACAGAGTTCACATGTTCGCACAACTTTCTGGCACTCAAGATCCTAGAGGTGCTGAAATATTCAATGGTGAGTTACAATCTTTTATTGAACAGCATAGAAATAGTGAGGAGAATATATTAGTCAATCTCCACTGGTGTCATTTATATCTGGCACAGTTTTGTAAGGTAAATGCCTCTCAAATCTTTACAAAAGAAAGAGTTGACAAGATGAGAGCAAATTTGGTATATAATGGTGAGAAGTATTTCGATGATAAGATCAATATCTCCTGGCATGTTAGGACACCAAATCCAAATGATGTACCAGCAGAGATTGTTTCTCCTCTGAGGGAGTTATATTTTTATGAAAAAGATTATCAAAGATATGTAAATTTAATTACTGTCTTGAAGAATACTTTTGCTGACAAAGATGTGAATCTGCACATTCACTCTCAAGGATTTACGTCTGACTTTACTGAATTTACACAGTTAAAGACAGACAACTTTAATATCATTGCACATCTGGATGAAGATGCTATTACTGACTTATACCACATGTCACATGCTGATATGTTTGTGATGTCAAATAGTTCTTTCTCTTGGATTGCATCATTACTCAATAGCAATCAAAAGATTGTGAGAGATAATTTTACTAACGGACCATTCACATTCAATTCTACTAAAGTAAATTACGACTTTACCAGTTACGCATGAAAAATACTATTAAAGATGTGCAGGATTTTTGGAATACCAGACCCTGCAACGTTCGACATTCTAAGAAAGAAGTTGGATCAAAAGAATATTTTGATGAGGTAGAGAAAAAGAAATTCTTCGTTGAACCTCATATCAAATCATTCTCAAAGTTCAACGAATGGAACGGTAAGAAGGTATTAGAGATTGGATGTGGACTTGCTACGGCAGGGATTAACTTTGCAAGATATGGTGCTGAGTACACTGGAGTTGAATTGTCGTCAGAAAGCCTTGAACTTGCAAAGAGACGATTTGAGGTGTATGATCAAGCAGGTGAGTTCTATGAAGGAAATGCTGAGGAACTCTCATCATTCCTTCCTCCTGAGAAGTATCATTTGATCTATTCATGGGGTGTTCTGCACCACACTCCTCATCCTGAGAGAGCTATGGCAGAGATCAGTAAGTATCTTGCGAAGGATGGTGTGTTTAAACTGATGCTGTATTCTTCTGAATCTTGGAAGAACTACATGATCAGCATTGGTCTTGATCAACCTGAGGCGCAGTACGGATGTCCTGTTGCTTACACTTACACTGAGGAGGAGATTCATGATCTTCTAGGTGATCACTTTGATGTAGTTTCTATTGAGAGAGATCACATTTTCCCTTATCAAATTGAACCATACAAGAAGGGAGAATATGTTAAACAACCATGGTTTGAGGCAATGCCCCAAGAAATGTTTGATGTACTTGAAAAGAAAATTGGTTGGCACCTGCTGATCACTGCAAAACCAAAATCGTAGGAGTTGTAAAATGAAAATTGGAGTTATTGGGGCTGGTAGGCTTGGAATTTGTTTTGCACTCCTTTGTGAGGAGGCAGGATATGATGTCCTTGTTTCTGATATTAGAGAGGACTACGTAAACAGTTTGAACAATAGAGAGATCATCACTAATGAACCAGAGGTCTCTAATCTTCTGAAGAGAGCAAAGAACTTTAGAGCAACAACAGACAATAAAGAGGTTATTGAAGAGTGTGATTTGATTTACACACTTGTAGCAACTCCCTCATTGCCTGATGGATCTTATAATGTTTCTTCCGTGTGGGATGTTGTAAAGTGTTTTGAAGGTGTAGAGAAGAAGAAATACTTTGTTGTTGGATGTACAACAAATCCTGGGGACTGTGATAAGTTCGCAGCAGAACTTCCTAGCAATGTCAAGGTATTTTACAACCCAGAGTTTATTGCTCAGGGATCTATCATCAGTGATTTGAGGACAGCAGACATGGTTCTGTTGGGTCATGATCTGCAAGATGAAACAATCAGTGACATAGTTGCTGATATCAAAAAACTGTATATCAAGATTCAAACAACCAGAGCAATTGTTTGCACAATGTCAAACACTGCTGCTGAAGTAACAAAGATTGCAACTAACTGTTTCTTGACCACTAAGATTAGTTACGCAAACATGTTGGGTGATGTGTTGCGTCAATCTGGATGTGGAGATGAGATCACTTCTGTCCTTGGTGCCATTGGTGCAGATAGTAGAGTTGGTAAAAAGTATCTGAACTATGGATATGGATATGGTGGTCCTTGTCTGCCAAGGGACAATAGAGCATTTGCTGCCTTTGCAAAAGAATCTGGATTAGAATATAATTTGGGATTCGTTACTGATGAAATTAACACACAACATGCAGTGTTCCTTTGTGAGTATTATGAATCTGTAAACACTAGCAACAATCCTTTCTACTTTGACTCTATTGCATATAAGAAAGGAACTGATATCCTAACTGAAAGTCAGCAACTTAAACTATGCACTGACTTCCTTGATCGTGGACATAGAGTTTATGTCCGTAATGATCACAAAGCAGTTCCACAAATTCAAGAAGAACTCTATGTAAAGTATGGAGATAGAGTGAGATTTGTTGATAGTAGAGAGCACATCAAAGAACCCGTATTTATTGTTGAATTATGACTAGAGAAACAAAAAATCTTTCAATCAAATCTGTTGATGAGATCAAGGGAATTCTTGATACCATTAACACTGAAGAGTATTCATTGGTCAATTATGTTTGGACTGAATACGGATTCTATCCCACATACTTCAATGAACTTTTTAGAGAGTTCTTTGAAGATGTGAAGGGACCTATTCTGGGATTTTGTTTTCCTGGTCAAGAGGTTTTTTATGAAGGTAAGGTAGATATTCTGGTTAGCCTTGAGGGTTTTCTTGACACTACAAAGGCATACTCAAACAATCAAGAAACAGAACTGCTTCTCAATAACTTCAAAACAATTGATGATCGTGGAGTTGCATTCTGGTTTACTGTTCGCAACTTTGATGAGGATGCATATGAAGATGCATTCTCGGGATACACTTTCAGAAACATTGTATACCCAATCGGAAAGAGACTTCCTTGGGAACTTGGTTGGCCACCTGGTCCTGGTCATCAGTATGCTGATGGTGAAGACGGTCCATGGCGTTTCCCAAGTTGCAAATACTACATCGATAAAGTTCAGTCATATGACTTGAATCTGTGGGATAACTCTTTCAAACGAGGAGAGAGTTTGGATATCGGAGAGTACAATACGTTCTTCGTAAAGAATAGTTTTAAGACGAGAAATTATGGTTCTGCTAACATCGATGATTACCTTGTAGGTAAGGATGGAACCTCTGGTGATCTTGGATTTGGTAGTGTTGAATTTGATTTCTATGCCAAAGTAATTGATTTCCATATCAAGAATAAAAAGAACATCGTTGTTATTCATGACCTTGTTAGATTCCCTGAGATTGAAAGTGAGTACGTTCACTATATTGACATGAGGGGTAATCTTGATGTAAGATCATTGTTGACGATTGTGGACGACTCTAATAACTTTATTAATACTGGTACGAGTCCAGGAGATCTTGCTGCTTATTACTGCAAAACTAATCAAGTTATCATTGGTGATCAAATCATTCAGAACAGAACTCAATTTGCTGATCTGATTCTTGGACGCAGTGATAGAAAAGTTTGCCGTTTCTATAAGGAAGATCAGAATTATGATGAGTTGTTTGCATTCCTTTCAGAGAATTGATTTATGAAGAAGGCACTTATTACAGGCATTACAGGTCAGGATGGTTCATACCTTGCTGAGTTCCTTTTAGAAAAAGGATATGAAGTTCATGGAGTCATCCGAAGATCTTCTATGATCAACACTCATAGAATTGATCATATCTTTGGTGAGATCAATCTTCATTATGGAGATCTTACTGATTCCACTAATATGGTTCGTGTGATTCAGAAAGTTCAACCAGATGAAATCTATAACCTGGGTGCTCAAAGTCATGTGAAAGTGTCTTTTGAGACCCCTGAATATACAGGTATGGTGGATGGTCTTGGGACACTTCGTGTCCTTGAGGCTGTCCGTCTTTTGGGTCTTGAGGGTAAGACCAGAATCTATCAGGCATCTACATCAGAGATGTTTGGTAAGGTCAGAGAGATCCCTCAGAAGGAGACTACACCATTTCACCCTAGATCTCCTTATGGATGTGCTAAAGTCTATGCATATTGGACTACAAAGAACTACAGAGAGGCATATGGAATGTATGCTTGCAGTGGTATCTTGTTTAATCATGAGTCACCAAGACGTGGTGAAACTTTTGTGACGAGAAAGATCACCCGTGGTTTAAAGGCAATCTCAGAGGGAAAGCAAGAAGTTCTGACACTTGGAAATCTAAATGCAAAACGTGATTGGGGACATGCCAAAGATTTTGTTGAAGCAATGTGGTTGATGCTTCAGCAAGAACAAGCAGATGATTATGTAATCGCAACAGAAGAACAGCACACAGTTCGTAAGTTTGTTGAACAATCTGCTCCTTACTTTGGTATGGACATTGTGTGGAAAGGTGAAGGTGATGATGAGGTTGGTATTGATAGTAATACTGGCAAAGTGGTTGTGAAAGTAAATCCAAAATACTATAGACCATCTGAGGTTGATACCCTACTTGGGGATTGTTCAAAAGCAAAGAATGCTTTAGGATGGAGTCCAAAGATTACCTTTGACGATTTAGTTTATGACATGTGTAAAAATGAATCTTGATAGTAAAATCTATGTTGCAGGTCATACTGGTCTCGTTGGATCTGCACTTGTCCGTATTCTTAGAGAGAAGGGATATAAAAACTTAATATTCACAACTCATAGGGATCTAGATCTTCGTGACGAAGAGGTGACTAAGAGGTTTTTTGAAAAAATGAAACCTGACTATGTTTTTCTTGCTGCAGCTAAGTGTGGTGGGATAGGTGACACCAAGGCTCATCCTGTTCAGTATCTTGAAGATAACTTAAAGATTCAAACAAATATCATTTCTTCTTGCCATAGTGTGAAGGTCAAGAAAATGATTATGTTGGGTTCTGCAAGTGTTTATCCTGCATACTCTATGCAACCAATTAAGGAAGATTATTTGTTAACTGGTAAATTAGAACCAGGAAATGATTCTTATGGTATGGCAAAAATCATAGGAACTAAGTTATGTCAAGCATACAATGAACAGTATGGTACAAACTATATCACTGTGAACCCTTGTAATGTTTATGGTCCTAGGGATAATTTTAATCCATCCTCAAGTCATGTTGTTGCTGCATTGATTCGTAGATTCCATGAGGCAAAATTATCTGGCAAGACTGAAGTTGAATGTTGGGGAACAGGTAATGCTAGGAGAGAACTTATCTATGTGGAAGATCTTGCAGATGCTTTGATTCATATTATGAACACTAAAGATTGTCCAGATGTGATTAATATTGGACCAGGAAAAGATGTATCAATCAAAGAACTTGTTGCTCACATTGTAGATGTGGTAGAATATGAGGGTGAGATTAAGTGGGACGAAACTAAACCAGAGGGAGTAAAGCAACGTCTACTTGATGTTTCAAAATTGACTAATCTTGGATGGTCTGCTAAAACCAGTTTAGACCAAGGTCTTCATTTTGCATACGAATACTTTAAATTAGAGGAGAAAAAGTAATGTATTGGCCTTTGATGGAAGAGACGATCACTTTTATGGATCGTCTTAAGATGGCAAAGTTTATTTTGACAAGTGGTCGTCTTACTAATGGACCTAGAGTTCGTCGGTTTGAAAAAGAATGGTCGGACTGGCTTGGCACAAAAAACTCTCTCTATGTTGGTAACGGAAGTCTTGCAAACTTTCTTCTGGTTGCTGCAGTAAAAGAATATTACGATCTCAAAGACGGGGACAAAGTTCTTGTTCCTGCAACTACCTGGATGACAAATGTTGCTCCCATCATTCAGAACAATCTTGAACCAATTTTCTGTGACATCAATCTAAACAATTATTCCTTCGATAAGGATGAGTTGAAGTATGTTGCAGAACAACATCCTGATATTAAAATGGTGTTCATTACACACCTTATTGGACTGTCATCTGATGTTGAGTATGTGAAAGAGATCTTTCCCGATGCTCTGATTTTGGAGGATGTGTGTGAATCTCATGGTGTAGAAGGTCCAGATGGTAAGAAACGAGGAACTCATAGTATTGGGTCCACCTTCAGTTTCTACTTTGGACATCACATCACGACCATTGAAGGTGGAATGATCTGCACCGACAATGAAGAACTTCATGACCTGATGAGAATCAAACGATCTCATGGAATGGCAAGAGAGTCTGATCTTCATGCATCGGAATATGCTGCTCAGAATCCAAATATTGATCCTGCTTTCCTGTTTGTGACTGATGGATATAATTTCCGCAACCATGAAGTATGTGCAGTTCTTGGTTCATCTCAACTTAAGAAATTAGATAGGAATGTGGAAATCCGTCGAGAGAACTATGAATGGTGGTTGAAAAAAGCACAAGATTATATCTTTAAATATCATCTTCCAGAGTTTCAAAAAGGTAATAGTAGTTTCTCCTTCCCTTTGATTTGTAGGGAAAAGGAGAATGCTCAAAAACTGAAGCAAGTATTTAAAGATGAAGGCATTGAGTATCGACCAGTGATTAGTGGTAACCTTCTGTATCACCCTGCCTTTAGAAAGTATAGTCTCTGTACTCAAAGAGAAACTCCCAATGTCAACATTCTCCATGACCATGGACTTTATGTTGGGAACAGTCAGTTTGTCTGCTTTGATAAACTGCAGCATCTTATTCAATTGATGGATATATAATTTACTTTTAATGCAATCATGATTGGATATAATAGACTTGGTATCAATGGCCGATTAGGTAATCAAATGTTTCAGTATGCCTCTCTAAGAGGCATTGCTGCCAAGCATGGGTATCAGTGGTGTGTTCCTCCTAGAGATACTGAAACGAATCATATGGCAGAGTATGTGCTAATGGATGGTTTCAAACTCCCACACCTCAAGGAGGAGAACATAGGGTACGTCCCTGCTGACTGGCAAACGCATGATGAACCTTCACATGATTTCGATCCTGTGTTTTTTGAAAACTGTCCTGATAACATAAACATTGATGGATACAGGCAATCCACCAAATATTTTCAGCACATTGAGAAGGAGATTAGAGAGGACTTTGAATTTGTTGATGAGGTTTACAATCCATGTAAAGAGTTTATCAGTCAATTTGATAACAATGTAATTGCACTTCATGTGCGTAGAACTGATGCTACTGGTAGACCTGACATGTATCCTGTAGCATCAGTTGACTGGTATGAAAAGATGTTAAAGGAAAACTTTCCTGATGATGTACCAGTCCTTGTGTTTACTGATCAACTCAATTGGGTTCAGGAGCAGTCACTTTTCAAACAAGATAGATTCCTTATCTCTGAACAGAGAGAGTATTCTAATTACAAAGTTTTGAATGGTCGTGGTGAAATGGAATATAGTTTGCTGCCTTGGATTGATCTTTGTATGATTAGTTTGTGCAACGGATCTATCATTCCAAACAGCACTTTCGGATGGTGGGGATCCTGGTTACAGAAAGATAAGAAGTATAATACTGTCTATCAGTTCCCATACTTTGGTCCATTCTTTTATAATATCAATCCTTGCTACAAAGACCTGAAAGATTTTTATCCTGAGCAATGGATAAAAGGACAATTGCCTGATGAACTTGTTGACCCTGAGTTTAATGCTGTAGAGAAATCATAATGGATCTTACTTTCCTGATTCCAACTAGAATTGAAACAGAAGACCGATTGAGAAATATCATCTCATCGGTCTCATATTTGTTACGGCATGTACACGCAAAGGTTATTGTAAAAGAAGTATCTGGGAGAAACACCTTTAAGTTCAGAGCACTTCCTGAGATTAAAAAGTATGCTGATACTGAAAACTTAACTTGCCTGTATGAAGAGAGCAATGATCCACTCTTCTGTAAGAGTAAAGTTCTAAATGACTTAATTGTTGCTGCCGATACCAGGGTTGTTGCTAACTATGATGCAGATTGTATTCTTCCAATTTCATCATATACAAGAGCCTATGAGATGATTAGAGACAATCACTTTGATGTTGTCTATCCTTATGGATGTGGCATCTATCAGTGGAAGGCAGACTACAACATGCAGATCTTCAGTGAATTTGTTCAATCTTGGAGTGGAACTGCTGTACTAGATAAGAATAAGACTATATCTAATTCAACTATTGGATGGTCGCAGTTTGTTGATCGTCAAAAATATATTGATTCTTATATGATGAATGAAAACTTTGTGTCCTGGGGATGTGAAGATGATGAATTCTACTTCCGTATGAGCACACTGGGTAATCGTATTGGAAGGGTCGATGATTATGTCTACCATCTTGAACATGGTAGAACACACAACTCTTGGTTTAGTAATCCAAACTTCAATAACAACTGGCAACTCTGGAATACAATCAAAACGTTTGACAGAGACCAGTTAGTGAACTATTATGAGAACCAGGACTATCTGAAAACACGTAGAGAACAACTGAAATGATTGGATTTAATGCCCTTGGAAGAATGGGTAGACTTGCCAACCAGATGTTCCAGTATGCCTCTCTAAAAGGCATTGCAAGGAATACTGGTGTGGACTTCTGCATTCCCTATTATGAGCAGGCAGTTGACGATGGCATTGGAAATATGCTACGCACTGAACTGTTCGATTCTTTCGATCTTCAAGTCAATGTAGGTCTATTAAATAAAGGACATGCACCTGTGGTACAGGAAAGATTCTTTCACTTTGATGAAGAACTCTTTCGTATGTGTCCCGATCATGTGAGCTTGCAGGGATATTTTCAAACGGAAAAATATTTCAAACACATTGAAGATGAGATCCGTAGTGACTTTACATTTACGGATGGAATTCTTGACCCATGTAAGGTAATGATTGCTGATGTTGACAATCCAATCGCACTTCATGTTCGTCGTGGTGATTATGTAAAGAATAGTGCTAATCACCCTCCTTGTTCTCTTGAGTATTATCAAAAAGGACTAGATCATTTTGATAGTGACCGTAATGTGATTGTCTTCTCCGATGACCCTGAATGGTGTAATGAAAACTTTACTGATGATAGATTCCTGATTTCTGAGAATACTGACAATAGAGTTGATCTCTGTTTGATGTCTCTCTGTAATGACTTTATTATTGCTAATTCTACTTTCTCCTGGTGGGGAGCATGGCTCTCTGCCAATAAGAACAAGAAAGTTATTGCCCCTGTCCAGTGGTTTGGAACTGGATACACTAAAGACCACGATACTTCTGACTTAATTCCCGATGGATGGACACGCATTTAGTAAAATGGACAAGAACAAGTCCGCATTTAAACTGAAAGGTCTCCCTACAATCTATTGGCTTAATCTAGATGCCGATGAGAACAGACGGTTCTATATGGAGGAGCAGTTTAAGTATTGGGAGATTGAAAATCATACCCGTATTGTTGGGTATGATGCTAGAGAAGATGACGTGTCTGGATATTTGAAGGGGAGAATCCCTGATAATGTGAGTCAACCCGAATTGGGATGCTGCATGTCTCACCTCAAAGCAATCAAACACTTCTATGAAGAAACTGATGATGAATACTGCATGATCCTTGAGGATGATGTGGACTTCTCTACAGTTAGATATTGGAATTTTACCTGGCATGAATTTGTGGGATTGCTTCCCTATGATTGGGACTGCATTCAAATGACTACGATTACTACAGGAGATATTCATGTCAAGTTGCATTTGAAATTTATTAATGATTTCTCTGCAGCTGCATACTTGATCTCTAGACATCATGCCGCAAAAATCATGAAGCATCATGTTCGTGGTGATAAGTATAAACTTGATAATGGGGTTCAACCCAGAGCAGTATCTGAGGATGTAGTCCTAGAATCTGGAAAGACATTTTCTATTCCATTGTTTTTGTATAACCTGCAGTTCGGATCTACGATACATCAGGAGCACATTGGAGTGTTCCATCAGGGTCCTCATGCTGCCCTTACAAACTATTGGCAGCAGCAAGGAGCTGCAGTTGACATCCGAGACTGGATGAACTATGATCCTTATCTTGGTCGGATCGTTCACAGTTCTGCACAGCAGAATGCGGAAAACCCACCAAGTTGACAGATTCTTAAGAATCTGTTAGTATAAATACTTAACCTTTTGTCGTAATATAACAAAAGGTAACGGGGAGTTGTCGATTCCCCTTTCATCTGCGGGTAACCATTCCGCAAGTAAACTAAGAGGTAAAAACAAATGATCAAATCTGTATTCGCAGCTGCTGCTGCTCTGTCAATGTCCGCAGGCGCTGCCCTTGCAGGTCCCTACGTGAACGTGGAAACCAACGCAGGTTGGACGGGTTCGGAGTACAATGGTGCCGCGACGGATCTCCACCTGGGTTACGAAGGAGTTATCGGTGAGACCGGTGCTTCCTACTACGTCCAGGGTGGTGCTACTCTGGTCAGCCCTGACGGTGGTGAGACCGATACCGTTCCTTCTGGTAAGGCAGGTATTGGTTTCGCAGTCACCGATGCACTGGGTGCATATGGAGAAGTCTCCTTCGTTGGTTCTGGCGATGAGGATATTGACCGTGGATACGGTGCTAAGCTGGGTCTGAAGTACAACTTCTGATACCACTTTACATAACTTTTTTCGGACTCACTGACGTGGGTCCTTTTTTTGTGCCTGAGTGTACTTTATTAAGTTAAATTACGGTTAACCTGCTCTATATACTGTGGTTTGACTATTTGAGGGTAAAACTATCTTAACTTACCCTTAAATACAGGATTTAAGAATCCTGTTATACTTATCAAGTAAACCAAAAGTTTTTACGGAGTTACACAACAATGAAACAAGCACTGGCACTTTCTGCTCTGGCAGTCCTGGGCGCTGCCTCTGTGGCACCTGCTATGGCTGGTCCTTACCTCACCACCAAAGTTGGTGCAAAAGGTGAAGGAAGCGATTTCGACAAGTCATATATCGAGACCCGCGTAGGATACGAGACCAAGTACGGCAACCTGAAGCCTTATATCGAAGTTGGTCCTGCATGGGAAACCAAAGATGGTGAAGATGCAACAACCATGGGACAACTGGAAATCGGCACCAAGATCAAACTGACCGACAACATTTCTTCCAAGGTCAAGGCTGAGTTCACTCAACTGAATGAGTCTGGTTCTGATATGGAATGGAAGTATGAAGGTACTCTGACCTACGAATTCTGATCATAAAGTAAACACGACTGGAGATATTCAAATGAAAATTGCTGCACTTGCTCTGGGCACACTTGCCCTGGCTGCTCCCTCTGCTCAAGCAGCAGAAAATCTGAATGCTGCTGGAGCATCATTCCCCGCACCAATCTATCAGAAGTGGTTTCAGGACTACGCTGCTAAGACTGGTAATAAGGTAAACTACCAGGCAGTTGGGTCTGGTGCTGGTGTAAGACAATACAAAGCAGGCACTACTGATTTCGGTGCATCTGATAAAGCAGTTTCTGATAAGAAACTTGCTGGCATCTCCCGTGAGATGGTTCAGATTCCTATGACTGGTGGTGCAATTGCTGTTGCATACAACAAGCCTGGTTGTGACCTCAAACTGTCCCAAGTCGAACTCACCAAGGTCTTCTATGGACGTATTAATAACTGGTCGCAACTCGGTTGTGCTGCAGGTCCTATCACTGTCGCTGTTCGCTCTGATGGTTCGGGCACGACCGCTGGTTTCACCAACTCTCTTTCTGCTTTCTCGCCTTATTGGGCAGTTAAAGTAGGACGTGGTAAGTCAGTTGCATGGCCTGCTGCTGGTACTGTTGCTGGTAAGGGTAACTCTGGTGTTGCTGGTGTTATTCGTAACACCCCTGGTGCGATTGGTTACTTGAACTATGGTTATGTTGTTGGTGACAAGTTTCAACAGGCTGCTATCCAAAACAAAGCAGGCAACTATGTGAAGGCAAATGGTAAGACCTCTGCTGCTGGTCTTGCACAAATCAAACTGGACAGTAAACTGCGTGGAACCGACGCTAACCCTGCTGGTGCAAACGCATTCCCCATCGTTTCTTTGACCTGGATTCTTGCAGAACCTGGTCACAAAACTGATTCGGTCAAACCTGCTCTCCGTTATATGCTGAGTGAAGAAGCACAATCGGCTTCAGATTCTCTGGGATATGTACCTCTCCCTGAGTCTCTTCGACAGAAGTCGCTTGCTGCTGTAGAGTCCCTCTGATATAAGGAGAGTTATGTTTTTAGACCTCATCAAACTGGTTGCGTTACCAGTTGCAGTCGGTGGGGCATTGGTTGGGGCAGATGTTTCTGCCCTTTCTAGTGCTTACGCCCAAGAATTCACACAAGTTGGTCAGTATGGTGTCGGTGAAGATTCCGCTGCTGAGATTATTGCATCCGATGGAAAAATTCTCGCATACACCAATTCGGATAAAGGAAGTGTTGACTTCGTTAACATTTCTGACCCTTCTAACCCTACCTCTGTCACTTCTGTGGATGTCGGCGGTGAACCAACCAGCGTGGCGATCCGTGACGGATATGCAGTTGCGGCTGTTAACACCTCATCATCCTTCACGAATCCATCGGGTAAGGTGGTAGTGATTGATATGTGGGACTATAAAGTAGTAAAGGAGATTGCCCTTGCTGGTCAACCAGATGCTGTGTCTATTAGTCCCAATGGGAAGTTTGCTGCTATTGCTATTGAAAATGAACGAGACGAAGACCTCAACGACGGACTGATCCCTCAGTATCCTGCAGGTAATGTTGCAATTGTAACTCTTGATGGTGAAGTAAATTATGCAGATGTTCGTGGACTTGCTGGCATTGCTCCTAGTGATCCTGAACCTGAGTTTGTTGATGTCAATGACAAGGGTGAGATTGTTGTTACTCTGCAAGAGAATAATCATATGGTTGTTCTTGATTCCAGTGGTAATGTCATCTCCAATTTCTCTGCTGGCACCGTAGACCTCTATGACATTGACGACACCAAAGATGGATACTATCTTCCTGTCGGTTCTCGTCAGGGTGTTCGTCGTGAGCCCGATGCTGTTGCTTGGATTGATTCAGATCACTTCGTTACTGCCAATGAGGGTGATTACAAACTGAAGCGTCGTGGTGAGCACAAGCGTGGTGGTTCTAGAGGGTTTACAATCTTCCATAAGGATGGTACGATTGTGTATGACTCAGGTAACACCTTTGAGAATACTCTCGCAAAGGCAGGTTACTGGAATGACAAACGTGCTGAGAAGAAAGGTGTTGAACCTGAATCCGTCACGGTTGGAACCTATGGTGGCACTCGTATGCTGTTCGTAGGTGCTGAGAGAGCAAACGCAGTTGGTGTTTATGATATCACTGATTTGTCTGCTCCTAAACTTCTCCAGATCCTTCCTACTGGTAAAGCACCTGAAGGACTTCTTGCTCTGGAAGATGAAGGACTATTCATTACTTCTAACGAGAAGGACGCCAAGAACTCTATCTCTATCTTCAAATTCTGATGAAATGTGATCCCAAGTGGAAGCAGTGGTGCATTGCATGTTGCTCCTCACAACTATGGTTACTCCCCGCTGGTCTGCTTGGGATTTTCATTGCCATTGAGAGCATTCATCTAGATGCTCACCGAAAGATGGAAATAGATGTTCATGGGTATTGTAAAAATAATGCAGAACACCAAGAAAATCTAAGTCTGGGAGAAGATGACTGGTGAAGAAAAAAGTACAGAAGATGTTGGAATGGTTCTATCAGGAGACTGATAGGGGTGACAAGAACATTTCTGAATGTAAGAATTTGTACGAACTAGTAGAAAGACTCCAATATCGTTTGGAAGATATGGAGAATGAACATATGCAATTGTCACGAAAATATGATGCTTTAGAACAAAAACTAAATCGCATCTTAGGACGCTATTGACAATCTTCCTGCTTGAGTATAAACCACTACATAGGACCTCTTGACAGAGGTCCTTTTTTACTATATAATATGTAAAGATTTACAACATTAAGTAAATGACTGTAACGACGAACGAGTTTGGACAGAATAACCTGTTCGCCAAAGAACCCCAAATGGTTGTAGAAGAGTACAACCGTAAGGGTCTTGAATCCCCACAACAATATGTTGAGACCTATAACGGTCGTTGGGCTATGATGGGAATCGTCTCTGGTTTCATCTCTTATGCCTTCACTGGTAATTTCTTTTTCGGCATTTTCTGATATAATTAGAAGAAACGATTGAAAAATTATGCCTAACCCAGACGCACTTTGGCAGGATATCCAGAAACTTGACGATATGTACGAAGAGCTTCTGTGGCATCCTGACGACGAATTACAATTCACTCATGACGGTGAAAAGATTATCATTACAAACAAAACACTAGAGGATAAAAAAAATGTTTAATGAAAAAGCAGAAAAACTGAATGGTCGTGCAGCAATGGTTGGATTCATTGCAGCAGTAGGTTCTTACCTTGCAACTGGTCAAGTAATCCCAGGTGTATGGTGAACGACATGTTAGTCATAGCAGCTTCCATGATAGGAGGGTTTATCTTTGCTGCCCTATTGACCGATGGAAACGTTGATGATGACGACGACATGAGTGGTGGAATGATGCAACCTGTATACAATCCCACCACTTGACACGCACAACAGAATAATCTATAATTCGGGGGTACTATGCCCCCTTTTTAATGTTCGGACGGATCGCTGCCTTTGCTTCTGTAGCACTCATCAGTGCTTCTTGTGCCACCAAAGCAGTGGAAAAAGATGTTGTAAGTATTCCTGTAGAACCATATGTTCCTACTTGGAAGTGTATTGATTGCACACCTGAAGAACAGTATGTCCTTGAACAACTCCAAGACAAAACTAGAATCACGGATAAAAATGCCCTGGCAACGATACTGGGAAATATTAAACAGGAAAGCAAGTTCTATCCCAACATTTGCGAGGGAGGGGCTAGAGTTCCTTATGCTGATTGCCATCGGGGTGGGTACGGACTCATTCAGTGGACCACTGAGAGCCGTTATCTGGGGTTAGGTCTGTTCTGTCAGAAGTACAACTGTGACCCTAGCAGTTTGGAGGGTCAAACTCAATATATGATTAACGAAATCCACTTCCAGAAAGTTCTTCCAGAATTTGAGGGCAGTGGTAAAACTGTCCAGCAATACATGATTCCCGCCTACTATTGGTTAGGATGGGGCATCAAGGGTAATCGTGAGATTTACTCTTATAACTATTCAAAGAAGCTTGTTCTCGCATGATCACAACACTTACAGACGCCCTTAAGGGTATCCTTGGACTTAATAAACAGATTTCTGAAGAAGAAATTGAATGTGCTATTGACGAACAAACAGTTGATTGTGCAGTAATGGAAGAAGAACCTTACACAGGTATTCCAGCACCAGCATATCTAAAAGATGATGAGTGGTTTGGTCCTGCTCCCGAATATACTGAGAAGCAAAAAGATTATATGGTACAGGAAACTGAAATCAAACGTCAAGAGTTTGAAAAAAGTTTTTCTGTAGAATCTGAAGATATTCATCAGGTAATGTACGAGATGGCAACCCAGAGTGCTGCTACCACACTACAACTTGA